TCTTTATATTGAATAGTACCACAAATCCCTCCTAACTATGTCAAATTCAAGGAAATATAATGGCAGGTAGCTTAATCTCAGACATTTCCAACTTCGTCAATAAAAATTTAGGTATTGATACTGGCGATGGGGCTAAAATTTCAGACCCTTATAATAGAGGTGATGTTTCCTCTCTCCCTTGGGGTGGGGCTAGTAGTTTTCCAGGATTAGGCAGGTTTGACCCTAAATTTACTAAAAATGAAGCTTTTTTCAAACCAGTTGATATTGATCCATTTAGATGGAATAGGCTATATCCCTATAGATTACTTGTAATTGATGCTAGGAATAATTCTGTCATAGGAAAGGATACTATAGCTGGTGCTAAAGTTAAATTTTTTGAGGTTAAGGGAAATACAGGGTTAGAATATATTTATACGCAAGAACCTGTAAGCAGCTCTTGGGAAATTGCATTGCCCATATCTCCACAACAATTAACCATACAAGATCAGTTTGCAATCAATACTTCTGCTACTATGAGGGGTATTGTAGAAGAGCATAACGGTATTAAATTTAAGACTATTACTGCTGCTGGTACTACTGGTATATGGGCTAGAAAACCTACCAGAGCTGGATCTTTAAAAAGTCCTTCATCTTTAGGTTCTATTTTTGGCGGCACTTTAGATGCCTTTAATAATCTAGCTAATGCCGTAGATAGAGTATCTAGTGTATTTGCTGGTGATAATCCTAACAAAACTACGCCTGCAACAGAACCTTTTGAGACTGAGGCTAGTGAATTTTCTACAGGATATTATCAAGCATTATACTTAGCTCAGTTCTTAGAAAGGTATGCGCAAGCTAAGAAAGATCCAAAAAATAAACACTGGAGATTAGTATTTGATATACCCAAGCAAAATAAAACATTTGTAGTAACTCCAGTTAATTTTAGTCTACAGCAATCTCAGCAAAAGCCAAACGAGATTATGTTTAATATGCAGTTTAAGGCTTGGAAAAGAGTTGACCTGAATCAACCAGTTGGATTTGCTGGTGGTGATCTACCTACAGTTGAAGCTAATTTATTTCAAAGAGTTAATGGTACTTTAAATGAGACTAGAAGATTATTAAGTCAGGCTACAAATCTTATTAAAGCTGTTCGTGGAGATGTCCAAGGTATATTTAATGTGCTTAGACAAACTAGCTTAGTTGTAAAGGATCTTGGCGGTCTTATCTTTACTGCTGCAGATTTACCTAGAAATATAGCCAATGATTATGATACGATGAAAGAAGCTATAAAAAACAATCTAGAAGGAGCGTTTAAAAGACCAGTCAGTAGAGGCGGCTCTGGTCGTGGAAATAGTGTATCTACAACCAATGTTGCTGTCAATCCTACTGGAAATGTTAATACTACAGAAAGCAGGGCTGGACAAGTTGTAGGTGCTGTTTTAGATAGTGATAAAAACAATGAAGGTTTGAACTCAGATGCTGTTTCTGCTGGTGCTTTAGGTAGCCAAGCATCTCAACTTAATGATATCGACCCTTTAAATAATGTATTTCAAAATCCAGAAGAAAATTTTGAGCTTTACAACGCCATCTCTGTAGACGATATGAATTTATCTGTAGAGCAACAAGAAGCTTTTGATATTGAACTAGAGAATGCTAGGCTTATTACTATTGATGACTTAAGAGAATTTAAGCAAGAAATTCAAACACTTGCTTTAGAAATATCTAATACTTTTGGCGCAGGAGATAGTACCTTTTCTTCTGTTTATGGAAGACCAGACCCCAGACAGAGAATTGTTCAAATGTCTGTAGAGGAGAATGAGATATTAGCAGCGTTATATGAGGTTATTCAATCTTATGACTTACTCACTGCTACTAAGAGATTTAATGACCTCAGCATTCAAAGCCCTCTTGAATACGTTGGTGGTTTGGCTAATGAGGCTGGTATTGCTTTTGATGACTTTCCATCTAAGACCCTAGTGCCTGTTCCTTTTGGATCGACAATTGAAGAAATTGCAGCAAGATATTTAGGTAATTCTGATAAGTGGATTGAGATTGCGACAATAAACTCCTTAAGATCTCCATATATTGATGAAGAAGGGTTTGTATATGAATTTCTATCTAATGGAGAGGGTAGACAGTTCACTGTAAATAATGAAGAAGATAGGCTGTTTTTAGGGCAAAGGATTATTCTACAATCTGATACTGTACCGTCTTTTGCTAGAAAAATTATCAATATAGAAGAAATAAATAATACAACCACTTTAGTAACTGTAGATGGAGAAGACAATTTAGAATCACTACTATCTTCTGCAAATGCAAGAATGCAGGGGTACTTACCTGGAACTGTAAATAGTCAGAATCAGATATATATACCAGTAGCAACTCCTGCAGAAGAGGATGATAGAACTTTTGAAATACCTCAACTAAATGATCAAAACTTAACTAAAATATCTAAGGTTGACTTTCTACTTACTGAGCAGAATGATATTGCACTAAATTCTCTTGGGGATTTTAGACTTGCTAACGGATTAACCAACTTAATTCAGGCACTTAGGATGAAAGTTATAACTCAAAGAGGTACACTTCTAAGACACTTAGATTTTGGTCTTGGTCTTGAGGCTGGTGTGTCTGTAGCAGATATTGAAGATGGTCAAATTTTAAAGAGTATGAATAGATTGATTGCCACAGATCCAAGATTTAATGGTTTAGAAAGATTTACAGTTAGATTAGCTGGATCAACATTAGCTATTGATATGGCTGTTCGTATCGCTAACGATAGCGGTGTTGTGCCTATAAGCTTCGATGTAAGAGCTTAGTTTGTGGTAAAATAAAACAATCTTTAATATATTAAGGAGATTATAATGGCTCAATTGCCAAATCCAAAATCGTATGAACAGATACTTGGGGATATGCTCGCCTCCTATATGGCTAGGATTGGGGTAAATGACCTCAACGTAGGTTCTGCTGTTACTAGTTTTTTTGAAGCTATGGCTCAGGCTGTATATAGAGCCTCTGGCGATACATTTGCCATTTTAAGAGAATTTTCTGTGGATAGGGCTGAAGGCGAAGCTCTACAGAGAATTGCACAGGAAGAGCGTGTAACGCCTCTATCTGCTCGTGTTGCCACAGGAAAGGTAACAATTACAGACACTTCATTTACTAAGGTTTCAACAAAAATATATGCTGGTGGTAATCCTCCCAACGTAGGTTCTACTACAATTCAGGTTTCCAATGCCTCTGGATTTCCAACATCTGGCTCTCTATACATAGGTCGTGGTACACCGAACATAGAAGGTCCAATTGCATATAGTAATGTTGTTGAGGTTGGCTCTTTTTGGGAGATTACCCTTGACACGCCTACAACAAAGTTTCATAACTTGTCAGAGGCTGTTATCTTATCTCAAGGTGGAACTAGAAATATTCCTTCTGGTACTGTGGTCAGAACTCTCGGTACTGGCTCAGCTCCAGAAGTAAATTTCTCTACAACCCAATCTGCTGTTATTTTAGATGGTGAAACAGAAGTTGTTCAAGTTAATGTGTCTGCTCAAGTACCTGGGACTGAAGGCAATGTGCCTAGAAACGCTATTCGTAACTTTGTTACAGAGCCATTTACAGGTGCTACGGTTACAAACCCAAATCCATTTACAACTGGTCGTGACACCGAAACAGACGAAGACCTTAGAGTTAGGATTAAAAAAGCCAGAATCTCTAGAGGGCTTGGTACAGCCAATGCCATTAAGAATGCAACACTTAATGCTCAGGCTTCAGATGAAAATGCAGTTATAACTTCTAATGAGATTTTTTCAGCAGACGATACGACTCTTTTTATTGATAATGGAGAGGGTTACGAAGAGTTATTTGAAGGTGTAGGTCTTGAATTTATTGTAGACTCTGCCCTTGGTGGTGAAACTAATTTTCAATTACAGACTGGTGGACAACAAACCTCTGTTGTTAAGGCATTTTTAGAATCAACTCAGGAAGCCCCATTTGAAATTAACCCTAATGATAGATTAGCCATCCTTGTAGGTGGTATTTTATCTGAGCACGTTTTTAATGAAGGTGACTTTAGATCTAATGGTGCTGCTACGGCATTTGAAGTTGTTTCTAGTATTAACGCTAATCCAAATATTGATTTCTCAGCTAGAACAGTAGAAAACGGAACTAAAATCACAATTCAAGCTAAGTCTGAAACAAACGAGTTTCTACAAAAAACAGATCCAACCACTGGCACAGATGCTGGTCTTGCTTTTGGGTTAACAACGTCTGAGGAAGAAACTTTAAAATTGTATAAAAATAAACAATTATTAAGTAGAAATGGTAGGCAAGCTACTGTTGAATCTGAAAACCAAAATGATTGGTCTAGTACAATTCAAGGCGGTGATACATTAGTTGTATCTGTTGACGGAACCCAGCCTATCGTATATACGTTTCTAGATAGTGATTTTCTTGCTGAGGGAACACATACAACCGTATCTAAAAATAATACACTTCAGTCTTGGGTTAATGTTATTAACTCTAAGATTACTGGTCTTACAGCCTCTATTAATGGAAATAGAATTGTTTTTGTATCTAACCTTGGGGCTAACTCAAGAGCAAGTTTGGACATTGACACTTCCTCCACCCTTGTTGCAAAAGGTGTTTTTACTGAATCTAGAGGATTAGCCGCTACTGGTAAAGAATCTGACTATGTTCTTTCTAGAAATACTGCGCAATTTAAACTTAATGATCCTTTAGAGGAAGGTGACAGCTTAACTGCTGGTACTGAATTTACCAGAGCTGAAGTATCTACAGACCCTATACTGGGTGGCAATGTTGGCTTTGCTTCTGATGCTCAAATTTGGTTTTTAGTTGATAATGATCAAGCTTCTATTATCAATAATGGCGTTGTTGCCGATACTTTATTTAGTATCTCAAAACAGCCTGCTAATACAGTTAGGTTTGTATCTAGTGAGACTAATGCCTTTGCAAATGTACAACCTGGCGATTATTTTATCATTTGGAGTGAAGAGGCTTCTTCTACAAATAGGTTTGAAGGTAGGGTACATGCTGTAGGTACAGAAACAAACGCTAATGATTACTTTGAATTTATCGTAACTAAAAATGAATATGATTCTGTTGTACTTCAATCCAATGTTGCTTTTGTAGAGGGTATTAAATTTTTAAGATCTGAAGTGGCTCCACAAAAAGTACAAATACCTGCTGGTAGCTATAATATAAATGTCGCAGCCGCTTTAATTGAAGCTGGTGTTATAGGTACTTCTGCATCCGTAGAAAACGAAGAGATAATTAACTTAAGAACAAATACATATGAAACAAATGGTTCTATCTTAGTTATAACATTTAATAATGCTGCTAAAAACCTAAACTTCACTGAAGGTCAATCTTCGACCAGTATTTTTTCACAAGTTGGGTTTCAAGAAACTGTAAACGATACTGCTCAATTTCCATTATTTGTGCATTCATCAGTTACGTCTGAAAGAGAGACAGATCCACCTAATAGTTTAATCCCTGATTTTGAATCAGCTTTGGATTTGGCTGCTCAGGGCATTGATCAAAACTCAATGATTTGCTTTCTTCATCCATATCTAAGTAAAAATGTAAATATTAATGATGCTCAAGGTTTTGGAGAGTGCAGTCAGATTGATGCGCTTGCTGGGACTACCGTTGATATAGAAGATAGCTCGATTCTCAGAAGATTAAGAATTGGAGATAGATTTTATGTGGCTTCTCCATATGATTTTGATTACAATGATAGTTTTACTGTTGTTTTAGATACAGATGCCTCTAATAAAACATTCCCAATAAATCTTTATAGAAGGGCTATTACCAATACTACTATGCCAGCCAATACAGATGAGTTTAGAGCTTATGATGTTGCATCTGGCACAACAACCGAGTTCGAGCAGTTTTTTGGATCTAGCTTTAGTTTTAAAAACTACAAAGCTTATATGCAGGCTAAAAATGTTATTGATCCAAGTGGTAGTGTGGCTGAGGATGCTATTCTTTATAAGGCATTTCAATGGGGTAAATCTGGAGAGCGTTTAAATGTTGGGTATATATATCCAGAATCACCTGATCTAGAAATCTTTCACCAGATATTTATTGAATCAGATATTAAAATAAGAATTGGTTTAAAGTCTGGTGCTGCCGTTGCAAATAATATTGATGGAACTACTGAATTTGATGTTACAGTTACACCTAGCACCCCAAACGCTGGTACAGATGAAGTTACTTATACTTGGAATGGTACTGGTGCTAATCCACAAATGGTAACTTTGATGGCTGGTCATTTTGTGAATATCGGTAGTACTGGAGAGTTTAGCCTAGAAAATACTGGTGTTTATAGAATTTCTTCTGCCAACTCTACATCGTTTACCGTAAGAATGCCTGCTGGTCAAGCCACTGCAGAAAATGGCGTGGCTGTTTTAGAAACTAATACAATCTCATTATATGAAAATTCTGATACTACTTCACAGGAAATTGTAGATTACATTGCGGCAAATCTTGCTGACTTTTTGATAGCTTCTGTTCTTGATGATGGTGGTACTTCTGGTGCTGGTGTGATTTCATTAAGTACACATGAAGATGGTGGGTTTGCTACAAACGGTGAGGGTATCCAGTTAGTTGACGGTGAAAATTTTATTGAGCTTTCTGAGCTTACCAACTCGGCTCCAAATAGACAATTTCTATTTAAAAATAGTTTGGCTCTAGCTTCATTTGATACCAATACTTCAGAGGCTTATAAGTTTTCCGAAGGTCAAGAGGTTAGACTTGTTCCAACAACGGCAAAACAATTAAAAGAATTTATTTCTGTATTGGCTGTAAGTGGTATTACAACTCTAGGGGTTGTAGATAATACAATTAGAAACACAAGACTACAAATAGCTACAGATACCTTTGGTAATTCTGGTGCTGTAACTGTATCTGGAGGTATTGGAAATATTTCAGATGCTCTAATTTCTGGTGTTGCTTCAGTAGCGACTAACACTGAATTTGCTAGAGTGAATATTGCAAGGGCTTCCTCTAACGGTTTTCACACTGGACAATATGTTAAACTTGTAGCTAAAAACGTACAAAAGAAAACAACTGGAATTAGCTTTACTACAAATGTAACTATTACTCCTAACCAGCCAGATCCTGATCAATCTATTACTGAGCTTGGGAATAGGGATATTAATGATAGGTATTTTGGTCAACCTAGAAAAAATGTTTTAACTAGAGGTAGGGCTTTTCATGTAGAGAAGCATGGTTCTTTAGTGTGTATTAGTTGGGATGGTATTACTGGCTTAGACCCAGCGTTTGCAAAAAATGTTGAAATTAATAATGGTGGTGGAAATATGTCTGTATTTTATAACCCAGACTCACTTTCCACTGAATATAGTATAACTTCAGGTGTTAGAAGTTTTAGTGAGGTAAATATTGGAGATACTATTGTAATTCGAAACTTTGCTGACAGTGCTAATAACGGAACATTTAAAGTTAGAGGAGTATCTGAAGATGGGAAAACTATTTCTACTAGCAATAGTCAGGGTGTTAACGCCACTTCTGCTCCTGTTAGTATTCCTGACATCGTTATCTCAACTGAAGTAAGCGAAGGCGACACTGTAGATATTAGGTCTCCATTCTCCCCACTTAACCAAGGTAAGTTTAGAGTTATTAGAAGATTCAACAATTCAATATACATTGAGAATGATTCTGCAATTGAAGAAAGAGTATTTATGAGTGATAATTTAAGATCACTTGGATTTACTTCTACAACTCAATTTGACGTTACAGTTAGCGGTGATATGAGAATTGAATGGAATGGATCTGGTACTACGCCAAGTCTTTCTGAAGCTAAGATTGGGGATACAATTACCGTTGGTACAGCATTTGCTGGTGGCAATCGTGGTACTTTTATGGTTACTAATTCGGGCGATAATTTCATAGAATGTGCCAATGCTAGAGCAGTAGCTGAGACTGGAATAACAGTAAGTTCAACTGCTGGTGATGTTCTTGAGTGTCAAAACCCTGGAATGGTTATTAGTCCATACGAAACATCTGTAGCTGGAGATAGATTTATTATTTCTGGTAGTGTGCTTGGCTCAGGAAATAGAGGTACTTACAATATTGTAGAAGTTCAGTCTAAGAATAGAATTGTTGTAGATGCTATTTTAGGATCTGTTACTAATCAACAGCTTAATGATCTTAGTGTTCAGGTATATGTAGATGAGGAAAAACCATATACAGCATTTAAGAGAATCCACAATAAGACTGTAGATCCAACAAACAACACTTCTGTAATTATTATCTATGATAATGATAATCAGTTTAATAAGATCAATGAAGCTGCTGAGATTACAATGACTGCTGTTAGCAAGCTTAATTACTCTGAAACTGTTAAGCGTGGTATTGATGCGTATAAGTATCACACTGGATTAATTGCTGAAGCAAATAGAATCGTATATGGAGACCCTAGAGATAGTATTACATATCCAGGTGTATCTGCTGCTGGAGCTGAGATTTTTATTGAACCGCCTCTAGTTAAGAAAATTGAAGTTGGAATAAATGTTAGGGTTAGAACTGGTGTTCCTTTTACTAGAATTACAGAACAGGTTAGAAATAATATCGCTGCATTAATTAACTCAAGCCCAATTGGTCAATCAATTGCAATTTCTGACATTATTTCTACTGTTAATACTATTCCTGGTACTACTGCTGTATCAATCAGCTCTCCAGCATATAGTCCTTCAAATGATGTTATCGTTGTCAACCCAAGTGAAAAACCATTTATCCTTGATATCGTAAATGATATCGCTGTATCAAAGGTTGAATAGTGGCTACGGATTTAGATAAAGAAAAAGAAAGATTAAGGCAGTATCTAAACCCTAGTATTAGGGGTGAGAATACTAACACTATCTTAGAAGCCCTTGCAACAGGTTCCTGCCATCTGATTGATAATGTGTGCGCTGTTAATGATATGCTCTATATCACAACTGCCAGAGAAAGGTATCTAGATGCACTACTTGCCGATAGAGATGTTATTAGACCAGACAATGTTGGTTTGTCTGATGAGGTGTTTCGTAGACTTGGTATTGAAGTAGTCAATAGAAAGCAAGTTAGGGATTTAATCCACAAAATTTTAGAAACAATGTATGGTGTTGAATTTGTTAGGTCTATTTTTAGATCTACAGAGTTAGAGCCATACCAATTAGAAGATGGTGATACACTTATACTGGAGTTTGACGGTGAGGAGCCTGTTACGATTACCTTCAGTACAGGTCAATTTGCAAATATAAACGCAGCTACAGCCCAAGAGGTATCTGACGCAATTATCAGGGGTTTAAGATCTGCTGGTAGAACAGGATCTGCTTTTGCTGGTGATGATGGTGCTGGTGGATTTGTAAATATTTTATCTAGTTCAAACGGTCCATCTTCTACAGTTAGAGTTCTTGGTGGTCGTGCTCAAAATGAACTTAAATTTCCTGAAATCAGACAAACTACTGCAGAGACTACAACTCAGTGGACTGTGGAAGTTCAACCATCTGGTGCTGTTAGGCTTATTTGGACTGGTGGACCAAATCCAACTGTAGGTCGTGTAAAAAAGGGTGATTACCTTAATTTATATGGCGATGCATTCGTAGATGATAATAAGGGTACGTTTACTATTACAGAAGTTCGTGGTGGATTAGTTGGTGAAGCATATGTTGAATATGAAAATATAAATGGTTTTAATGAAACTACAATTCAAGCTGACTTAGAAGGCGTATTGTTCTTTAACCCTAAGCGAGCGTTAATTAACTCTAAGAAAACATTTGCTGCGGCTTTTCAAACTGAATCTCAGTTATTAGAAGTATTTATTCCAGCTACAACAAAGGTTGTTAGAAGAGATAGGCAAGGTGCTGCTCATATAGTAGAATCTGGAGCATCTACAGAAGATAATTTAGGACCATATACATTTGATTTATCTAAGTCTTTTGTTGTTGGTCAAGAAGAATGTCAAAACACAATAACGGTTGACTCTAGTACAGAAAGAATTATTAATGTTGACGATGCATCTGAGATACCAGATGAAGAAGGCTTTTTGGTATTTGGTTTAGGTACTAGTAAAGAGGAGGGTCCAGTGCCCTATATCGCTAGACTGTCTGACAATACAATCTTAATTAACCCAGCCTATCAATTTGAACAGATTCACGAACCTGGAACTAATATATCCTTAATTACCCAAAATTTTGCATATGATGTAGCACAAGATGCAAGTGATTTTCCTTTTTATGTTACAGACATGGTTTCTGGTCGTGTGTATGCTGAAGATCTTATTGATCTTGTTAGGGCTACAGGTATCGTACTAAATGTAGTAATTCTCTATCCTGGGGATGAGGGGTTGGCAAAGTGGGGTAGATTTAGAACAAGTGAGAGATACTATGTTTGGGGAGAAGATCCAGATGACGGTAACTTGTTCGATGATGACGATATAAATACAAGGATTTAATATGGCTCAATCAATAGTTTTAAGAGGTGCAGATTGTAGATTGTTTATTTCAGGTAACGAATACCCTGAAGTTCAATCTATTAACTACACTATTGATTATGGCGAGCAAGAGATATACGGCATTGATTCTGTATATCCACAAGAAATAGCTGTAACTAGAATAGCTGTTCAAGGTCAAATATCTGGCGTATCTGTTAAATTAAAAGGTGGATTGCAAGGTCACGATATTAGAACTAAAATTAATGAGATACTTTATCATCCATATACTTCCCTTAGAATTAAAGATAGACACTCAGATAAAGATATTTTTTGGCTTCCTCAAATGAAAGTTACTAATGAGAGATTTTCCGTTAATGCCAAAGGTGTAGCTACAGTTAGCTTTAGCTTTAAAGGTATTATTCCTTATAATCAGTTAGATATGAGCTAATAGTTAGACTTACAATAGTCGGTAGTAATATAAATAAAATTATACCTATCGTTTCAAAGATTCCATCCATTTTCTATACTCCTTGTTTACCTTCTGGTATTCTTCCTTATTTGGTCGATAGTGTTTGAAATAATCTATCACTATCCACTTAATTATGTGCCATAATCCGTGATGACACAAGATCCACCAAAGTGCAGACCTACCGTGAAAGTGAGGCGCAGACTTACTAGGTTCTTTAAAAACCTTTGGTTCTGGCATGTAATATTTATGTGGATTTAATTTAAGTTTCATAATATGTATTATCGTATTTTTAAATATTCATTTATTGCTACAATTACAAACGGTACACCTAATGTAGCTATTATCTGTACAATACCAAGTACAACTCTCCATTTTTGATATGGGGTCATTTTGTCAGGATCAGTGTACCTAACTGTCTTAATTCTAAAATATTCTTCTGGCTTATTATCTTCTTCCATTATTTACCCAATACATAAGTTACCACAAAATTAATACCTAAACAACAAAGCCAATATACGGCTAACCCCCAGTTTTTCTGACTTAAATATGTATATATTGCTCCGCACTGCATTAACATCATAATATTTACAAATAAGTGTTGCTTAAACATTTTCCCACCAATATAAGCCATTTTCCATATCCTGTAAATATAGGCTAACTACTTTAGCAGCCTCTTCGCAGGTGTACATCCCAGATACAGCATATGTCAGATATCCCCAAGTTGTATATGGAGATTTTTTACTAAGTTCATTTGGCTGGTCGGTTAAATGAAACAGCATTAGACTGATAATACCGTCATCACCATTGTACCAGCAAATTATTGATCTGTCGTTAAATGTTCGTTCTTCTAGGAGTTTCCAGCCGTCCTCTTCTTTTAAAACGCTTAATTCTTGTTTTTCGCTCATAAATATCCTTACAAATTGGGTAAATTAACTGTTGATCAAATCCCTCATTATTTAGTCTAGATATGCAGCTTTGTATCTTAATCTGCATACGTTCTGTGTAATTGAGTTTTTTTGGTTTATTTGTCTTAATGGTGGGGATAGCACATCCCACCAAAAATAAAGCTAAGGGTAAAATAAATTTCATCATGCATCTCCTAGATCAGCCTTACATTTTAAGCACATTATGTAAGCTTTATTTTGCGTATAGTAAACCTTTTTAGTTTTTTCATGTTTACATCCATCTTTTTCTTTTTTAGCCTTTTTAGGTATTGGGGGTGGCTCTTCTGGATATTCCAAATCTGAACTATCTGGAAATACAGGATAGTTGAAATCTGGATCAAAAGTACCAAAATCTTCTTGTTCTAGCATTTTCTCAAATTCTTCTAATAATTTCTCTTCATCTGTCTTTCTGTCATTAGAATAATTCACTTTTCTTTCCTTATCTCGTAACCCCTTGAATTTACTACCACCATAGTTCATAGCTATAATCTCCATAATAATAATACCACTATTTAAGTATAATACAACAAAATAATAATCTTTAATAAGTAGATGCAATCTCAAACACCCTCCAAACTTCCTAGTATATGAAATTATGGTATAATGGGCAATAAATTATAGGAAATATCAATGGCGGTAAGAAGATCTCAAAATTGGACGAATCAACAGAGGGTAGATACTCCCCATTTACGCTCTATAGAATCTGCAGTTCGTAATGATTTCGATGAGTTACTTAAATCCTTCGTACTTGGCGAAGATCAATCTTATGTAATTCGTGGATGGGAATTAAATATGTCAGGTGCAATTGGCGGTGCTGCATCTGGTCTAGAGATGATAGTAGAAGAATCTGCTATGTTTCATGGAAAATCTGACGAGTCAGGTACGTTCTTTGTAGTACCTTCAGGAGAGGATAATCAAGTAATTAACTCCACTACAAACGAAAGGGTTGAAGGTGCATTTACTCCAAGTGCCTTAAATTACATTGGTTTAGAGTTTACTAGACAAGTAGACGATGATACAGCATCTCAAGTATATTTATGGAATCCAACTTCTAAAGTTGAGATTACTAAAAACCTTCCACTAGCCCTTACTTTTGACTTTAAAATCGTAGTATCGTCTTCCCTTTTTGCATCTAATGTACTACCGATTGCTATTGTTGAAACAGACGCTAATAATAATGTAATAAGTATTGAGGATCGCAGACCTATGCTTTTTAGATTAGGTACTGCTGGCTCAAATACTCCAGATCCATTTGCTGAATTTCAATGGGATAATCACTCAGAAGGTAGAGATGAGAATTTTTATAAGTCTTCTACAACCACTTCTCCTTTTAGAGGTGGAGATAAGCAGATCTTTACTTTTAAAGATAATGATGATGCACTAAAGACAGAAATTAAGCAAATTAAGGGTACGACTTATTGGTATTCTGCTAATCCTGCTGGATCAATTACAAGCCTAAGATCTGATCTTGCACACACGCAGATAACAGGTTCAGGCACAATTTCTCATGCTGCTGACTTTCCAGGTCAAATGAATTGGGATGCAGATTTTTATTTGGATTTTGTTGGTTCTCGACTTAGTTATAAAATAGCCGCAAACGAAACGAGCACAGATATTACACTTGCTGATAACCAAGTAGCCTACATTGAGATTGTTCGTGGAGTAGATATTGCTCCAAAACTTATATTCACAAATAACTCAAATGTTGTGGAGTCAGTTGGTGGTGTTTCTTGGACCAATGATGTATTGGCTGAAGATTGGATTAAGGTTAAAACAGCTAATGATACACTTTATTATCAAATTGCTAGTGTAGATACGGCATCTCAAGTTACCTTAACAGAGCTTTATCAAGAGGTATCTACAGGTTCTGTGGGTACAGAAGCTCAGTATGCTATTGGATCTTATTCAACAGTTCCCACTCCTACTACAAACAGACATATGAAAGTAGCAGACAGAAAGGATGTTCCCTTTGATGCTGATACTTATTGGTTATTTTTAAGGGCTGACAAAGGAAGTTCGGTAGCCAAAGTGTTTATGCGAGGTGCTTCTGGTGGAGAAATTGAGCAAGGTGAATCTAGACAGGTATCAGATAATACTACAGGTCAGGTTTTATCTTATATTGGCTCTCCTGCTGAAACCGATACTACTCCAGATTTTACAAACTCTATAACAAATTACATTCCAGAAATAACTACTTTATTCTTTGGACCAGCCTCTGGTATTACTACTGGTCAAGCTTTTAATATGAACTCTGCCTCAAATTTGAATAAATATTCGTTTTGGGCAAATGTAAATAGCGGTGGAGGTAATCCACAAATACCTGGAAGAGTAATGCAAGAAGTTACACTTTCTGGTTCTGAAAATCCTACCCAAGTAGCCTCTGCCTTCGCATCTGTCATTAGTGGCTTGGGTTATTTTAATGTTGTAGATAATTTAGACGGATCATTAGTTATCACAAACTCTCAGGTCGGTGAGACCGACAATGCTGTAAACGTAGATCTTGCAGGACTTGCTATTACAGTTACTCAAGAGGGTGTTGGTAAAGAAAACTGCGCATTGGTAGATAATGAAAACCTAACAAGAGCTGCAAAAAGACTTGATGAAAAAATATGCGAAATTTTGAAGTCATTGGATACAAAGCCATATCGTGAAAAAATGGCTGTTGTCTCTACTTTTCCAGCGACATCAAATGAGATTCAGGGTCCAGTAGCTACAGATACCGTTATTACACTTCCTTTAAATTCTCAAGATCAAAATATACAGGTAGATTATGAAGTTGGCTCTAAGACCCTAGAAGTATTTAGAAACGGTCATTTATTATGTGCTGGTGCTAATGCTGATTATGAAGAAGTTGGGGCTAATGGGGATCAAAGCACTCAAATTCAGATTAAATTTCCAATGGATGTTGGTGAGGATCTTGAGTTTGCATTTAAAGATAGCGGTGCTGGCGGTTCTGGCGCAGGCGCAGGTGCTACTGGCATTAATTTAGGTCCAGTATCTACAGCAGATGTATTTAAGCAGACAGTTGGCAATCAACTTCAATTTAGAAGATTAACTGCTGGCTTTGGAGTTAGCTTAATACAAAATAATAACGATATTGCTGTTAGCGTTATTCCTACTGTTGCTCCAAAAAATGTAGTAAATGTTATTGCAGATCATTCTGTTCAAACAACAGAAGACATTATTTTGGTTACAAATGGCGGTTCAGATGTAACTATTACGCTGCCTTCGTCTACAGCTAGTGGTAAGGAAATTACGATTAAAAAAGTAGACGTTGGAAACACAATAAATATTAAAACTATTAGTGGTCAACTCCTTGACGGTGTTGATAGAGATGCAAACCCACTTCCCATAACTGTTGCTTACGAGGCAATTACAGTAGTTTCTGACGGAACTTCTTGGTTTATTATATAGGATTTCAATGACTTATAGACCTTACAGCTCCATTGTTCAAAACTCTTTAGATTACGAAAGAACTAACAATACTGGCGTAACTATTGGTAGAGGTACGCCAGTAAGAATGAACTCAAATGGCGACCCAGATTTTGTAGATGTTTCTATTGAAACTCAAATTATTAGTATTGCTGGTGTATCTCAAGATGATATTCCAAATGGCAAAAAAGGCGTATTTGTAACTTCAGGGAGAGTTCGAGATTTAACCACTACATTTGATTTTGGAGATACTGTATATATATCAAAAACAGGCGGTTTGACAAACGTACTACCCTCAATTGGCGTAGATGGTTTTGTTGCAGGTGATTTTGTAGTTATGCTTGGTGTTGTCGCAAAAAATGAAGATAACCCAGCCTTTAAGGACTTGATTTTACATATTGACATTATGGGTCAATTATAAGGGAGTTTTATGAGTGCTAAGATTAGAGAAAGATTGAACATTGACTATAAAAAGCTTGAGGATTTCAAAAAGACCAAAGATGAGAAGGTGGCTGAAATTCTTTTAAAAGCTGTGGAAAAATGCAATCTTATTATTAAAGAAGCAGAAATTGATGCTGACGAGATTCTAAGTAGTTACGGTGCTAAGTTGGTTATCAAGAATAACGTAGAATATAACATTTTAGAAAAAGGCAAAAAATCATAATCTTTAAGATGTTACATTTTAAAAAAAAAGCAAGAAATCATAATCTTTAAGATGTTACATTTTTTAAAAAAAAGGCAAGAAATCATAATCTTCAAGATGTTACCTTGTTGAAAATAAACAAAAATAGGAGAAAGTAATGGCTGAAATTACAAAACTGTCACGGTTGTTGAACGGTGTACAACGTCATGTTGACCTTGCATCAAATACACTTGTGGCTAGCGAAATCAAAGTTGGAGGCTCTGGAGCTTCTGGTACGGTATTGTCTAAGACTAACTTAGATATCTTAATTGGCGGTTCTGCTGATGCATCTGCGCTTCACAACCATGATGGAAGGTATTTTACCCAAACTCAATTAGGATCTACTTCTAACGGATCTGCTGGTGCAAGTCTTATCGGTATGGACTCTGGTGCAACATATAACAACATTGCTACTCCGACAGATGTACAAGATGCTATTCAAAAGCTAGACGTTGCCCTTACTACTGCTGGTGCTACTGAATTTGCTGATAACGAGTTCAGAGTAATGGATAATGGCGATAATACTAAAAAGATGGCTTTTGAGCTTGCTGGTGTTACTACTGCTACAACTAGAACTTTAACTGTTCAAGATAAAGACATTACAATTGCTGGTATTGCTAACGAGACTTTTACAGGAACAACTACTGTAAATAAATTAGAAATTGGCGGTCAAGCTTACGCCCCAATCCAATCTCAATCAGCTTCTGCTGACTCTACTATTGATTGGGATGAGTCAAACGTACAAAGAATTACTCTAGATCAAGCATCTACATCGTTGACTTTCTCTAACGGTAGAGATGGTGGTCAATACTTACTTATTATTGACCAAGACGGAACAGGTGGAAGATCAGTCACTTTTCCTGCTGACGTTGATTTTATTGGTCCAGCTCCTTCTATTCAGCAAGGTGCTGGTGAAAGAACAATTGTTTCTTTCTTCTATGATCCAAGTAAATCTGGATCAGAATTTCAGGGTCTTAGCTCAAATGATATCGTTTCATTAGCAAACGGTGGTACAGGTGCTAACCTTTCTGCTTCTCCAGGCTCAATCGTTTATGGAGATGCTGATTCAATGGAATTTTCTGCAATTGGTTCTGCTGGACAAGTTCTTCAATCTAACGGAACTGCGGCTCCTAGCTGGTTAACTTTATCAGGTGGAGATGGTGTAGCTTACTCTTCTGGAGCTTTCTCAGTAGATCTAGATACTGATTCTGGTCTTGAGTTTAACTCTGGTGCTTTAAGAGCCAAGGTTGACGCTACTGGTGGGTCTAACCTCGCTAGAGCAATTGACAGAAATGCTAACGGCTTGGCTATTAAAATTGATGATTCTACAATTGGTGAGAATGGATCTCAACAATTAGAAGTTAAAGACGATAGCATTACTTCTGCAAAAGTAGCCTTCGCAAATAATACAGCATTAAGAATTAGAAATGCTGCAGATTCTGCATATGTAAATGTTATTAAGCTAGATGCTTCAGATGACATTGTTTTTGGTTCTTTACCAAAAGATACTACAGTGCCTACAGATGATGCACATTTAACTAACAAGGCATATGTAGATTCTCAAATCTCTGCTGCTGCTGCTGGTCTTGATCCAAAAGAATCAGTTCGTGCAGCTTCTACTGCAGATGTTGGCGGTACTTATGCTGCTGGTGAGATTACTGGTCTTGCTGCTTTAGCAATGGACGGTGTAACTCTTGCTCAAGATGATCGTGTTTTACTTAAAGATCAAACAGATGCTTTAGAAAACGGTATTTATATTTATGACCTTGCCAATGATAAGCTTGTAAGAGCTAGTGATCATGATGGAACTCCTGCAAACGAAGTTTCTGTTGGTAACTTTACATTTGTTGAAAATGGAACGATTAACTCTGGTAGAGGTTATGTTTTAATTAAAGACGGTGCTAATGACGGTATTCTTACTTTAGATACTCACAATATTAACTGGTCATTATTCTCATCTGCTGGTGCTTTTGATGGTGGTGATGGTATTGATATTACTTCAAATGTTATCTCTGTAGACTTAGCTGCTGCTTCTGGTCTTGAATTTTCTGGTGGAAAACTTCAATTAGACCTATTAGCTTCAGGTGGACTTAAACTTTCTGGTAATGAGCTTGCTGTAGAGCCTGCTGATTTTGCAGGTGAAGGTCTTCAAGATGACGGTTCTGATAACTTAGCACTACACCTATCTGGTCTAACAGGTGAGGCTGCTGTTGCTGCTGCAGATGTTTTCGGTTTTTACGATGACTCAGCTTCAGCTCATAGAAAAATTACATGGGCTGAAATGCTCACTAAGGCTGCTGGTGCAGGTTTAGCTTTAAATACAGATGTTCTTGATATTCAAACTGGTGATGGTATTGAAATTTCTTCTGACGCTGTTGCTTTTGATCTTGATGGAATTGCTGGATCTACAACTAGTCTTGAATCTGCTGACTTACTAGCTATTCATGATGATAGTGCTGCTGGAAACGCTACAATTTCAATTGGTAACGCTCTTGGAGATGGTATTGGACTTTCTTCTGGAAAAATTGCCGCTCAACTTGGAAATGGCTTAGAATTTGATACTTCAGCTCAATCAAAACTTGCTTTTGACGCTCTTAGTGCTGAAACATCAATGGCTGAAGCTGACGTATTTGCTTTTCAAGATGCTGACGCTGTTTCTGCTGACGCAGATCATAAGAAAATTACACTTGCTAGCTTACTAACTCAAATTGCTGGTGATGGTCTTGCTTCTGCTTCTGGGGCTCTTTCAGTATCTGCTAGTGAAGGTATTAAGATTGCTAATGATCAAGTTGAACTTGATATTAACGGTCTTTCTGCTGAAACAGTAATTGCTGATAGTGATGAATTAGTATTCTACGATTCTGATGCTTCAGCTCATAAGAAAATTACAAAAGCTAATCTTATTGGTGACTTATCTCAGGTATCTGAGACTATGGTGGCTGGTGAGTCTTTTGAGGCTAACACAGTACACGCTGTAAGAATAGCTCAAGACGGTGAAACTGCAGGTAGAGTTTACAAAGGTGATAATGACGCATCTGCAAGTGACAATTTTTACGTAATTGGTCTGGCAATGAACGATACTGCTTCTGCAATTGCTGCAGGTTCAGATATCAAGGTTGTTAAGCTTGGTGCTTTAGATCTTCAAGCATCAGACTTGAGCTTTGTAGCTGCTGATGCTGGTAAGCCAGTCTACTTAAGTGCTACTGGTGACTTAACTCTTACAGCACCTTCTGCTGCTGATGAAGCGGTTGTTAAGGTTGGTGTTTTAAGAGACGTTGCAAGTAACGGTACTCTAGAAGTACAAATTCAAGTAATGGGTATAAATTAATATATCTTTTGGGGAGGGAATCCTCCCCACCTTCCCTAGCCTCCCCAATTAAACCTTATATCTTTGTGGTATTATTTTTTTAAAAGATGTAAGGTTTATCTAAGGTAATTTTTATGAGAGTTTTAAAGTTAGTAAATGGTGTTATGAGAGGTGTAGAATCGAGCGATGCTACCGTTCTTACTTCGCCTAATGGCTCAATACGTCATCTAAAAGTAACTAACAAAGGGGTTTCAAATACAACTACAGGCACTGTGTACAATGAAACTTTGGTCATTGGGGTGGGCGGTGTATCAACAGGATCACCCATAGCACTACCCAATAGTGAAACTTATTTGGGTCAAGAATTACAAGTTGAATTGAATTCAAGTGTTGTAGATCTAGGTTCTGACTACGAATATGCAGGGATAGGTGTTAAAACTGAAATAGCATTTACTTTTGATTTAGTGCAAGGTGACGAAGTTACCTTTACGAAAGTTGTTTAATATATGGCAGATGGAAGGACTTCTACATCAACTAGGCAGGTTATCAGCAGATCTCTGCTAGATAAAATAGCTAATAAGAACGAGTATGTCGGTACTCAAGACAATAAACCTGCTGATTCAACAGAGCTTAAAAATATATTAAGTGGTATTAACTCAGAGTTAAACCTATCTTATTTTTTATCTGAATCTACTACACCAGATCTAGTTTTAAATATTAGTACAGATACTTTTCAAAATAGCGAAACTTCTTTAAATAGAACACATACACAAACAAATAATAGTTTTTCTGGTGGTACAGTAGAGTTTCCTGCAGCAGATGCAGGGGTTATCGTAGTTACCCCTGGATTAGACTCAACACTATCTTTAACCTCTGGTAACTTCAAAAAAGTTTTGGTACAAATAGATGAATCGGGTCAACTGTCCATAAAACAGGGTGCTGAAGCAGCATCGGCAGCATTAGCAGAAGCCCCCGAAGCAGATGGCAGAAATGTTGGAATCGGCTACGTTGTACTAGAAAACAATGCAGGTGTTATACAAAATATAACCAATGACATTATTTTTCAATACGTAGATCAAAGCTCAAACCTATCCCTAACGGTTCAAGAAGCTGATGGTTCGCCACTTATTAAAAAAGTAACTACGATAAAATTTCCCAATGATACGGTTACGGACGATGGAAATGGAGTTGTCTCTGTTGATTTAAGTAGCTCTGCTAATCTTGTAGATGACGAAGGTAATTCTACAATAAAGCTAAAACCCTCTATAACAAATCTTACACTCCAATCTCCAGATTCTACTATATGGGGTTTTACTGCTGGTAATGACGGTGTAGTTCAATCAGAAAGTGGTTCATTAAACCCAGTTACAAATGTTAAAATTCTAAGAGATGACGGTGAAGAGGTAAACTTTAGGGTTACAAATGATGGTTTGCTACAAGCTGTTAGCCCTGCTGATGCTGGGGCAACTTTAGTTAACAATATATTTTTAGACTCTCCAGAGGGTACAGCCTGGGAACTTAGGGTTACAACTTTAGCTGCTAATTTTGTTTTGGAGTCACCAAACGGCACTTTATATGAAATAGCTATAACTGATGACGGTACTCTAACTTCAACAGAAGTTTCAGAAGGCGTTCCTCAAAACATAAAGCTAAGAAGACAAGATCTAACAGAAGTTGGAATTCAGATAAGCGATGACGGTGAGTTAGTTACTGAAAACCCACCTCAAGTCGGTGCAGTTCTAAAAAATAAAATTTTCCTTAAATCTCCAGATGATACTATTTTTGAACTTAAAATAAATAATGATGACGCAATATTTACAGATATTGCAGTAGGTGTTGATAATAAAAACATAGTATATACATCTACTACCTTAACCTGTAAAAATAGACTCCAGGTTCAAAACGATAAAGAAGAGCCTTTATTTTCAGTTAGAGAATTTGAAGAAATAGACCTTTCAGACAATCTTCAAAAAGGTGCTTTCGTAGAAATGCCTATACTAACTATTAATGAGCTTGAATCTATTCAAAATCCAGATTTATCCTCCAATAAGGTGACTGCGGAAGTATATTTGGACACAGGTTCTGGAATAAGAAAGGTTTTCTACGATACCTTTGATAATGAGTGGAAGTATATGCACGATTTATCCGTAGTATTTCCATAGTAACTATTAATG